TTTCGGTTCTGCGGACCAACCAATTGCTGTTAAAATTAGTTCCAGAGGCGCAATAAATGTTTTCTGGAATTGTAGGTCATAGTCAATATATTTTTCTAGTTTAAATTCTGGCGGTAAATAATCTGGAAATGCAATAACATTTTCACCGATAGGATTAGGCATTTTAAGATAACAAAATTTAATTTTCTCGCCATTCTGTATTGGTTGCAGTCTGGAATCAAGACCACTTTTTCTTAGTTCATTGTTATATAGTAAACTGCCACGAACATGGATAGGTGTGCCTTTACGATATATATTTTTACTATCCGACCAATCTGTAATATTGGACACACCACGTGGAAAGGCAACCTTTTCTGGCGGCAATTGTTTAAATGCTTGTTTAAAATCTCTAATATATTTCTGGGTATTTTCTTCGGTACCACTAATTAGAACCTTAAATATTTCTCGGAACCGATCACGCACAACCTCAGGAGTTGATGATTTAATAGCCTCGATACCCATAATTTTGAGTTTAGGTTCAGCATACTGCACACCTTCGTTATTGTGTACATTAAGAATATACCTCTTTTTGGCAGTCCAGATTGATCTGTCAGCAATAGCTTCACGCGCCATGACCATTCGATTTTTATATGAATTGGTTTTATCTGCAAGTTCTTGATATGCATTTGCAAGGATTTTTTCAAAGTGTTCACCGCAGATTTTATCCAGAGCCTTGACAGGGTCAGCCGGTTTCAGTTTATCAATAAACGGACCGAAGTTAATGTAGAGTGAATCTGTGTCGATTGCAATAACATAATCAACATTTTCGGTCTGTAAAGTTTTATTGAGTTCTTTGTTAATAGCACGTTCTGCCCACTGAATAGCCAGCTGACCACATAATGTAATACCTTCAGCTATACGAATATCAAAGTAGCGGAAGTGTTTATTGCCGATAGCACCATACAAACTGTTAAGTAGAATTTTAATTGCCATCTGGCGGTTTTCAAGTTGGTTAATCTGGCGTTCAAGTTCTACTGTTTTAGTTTTTTCATATTCTTGTTTCGCACTAAGCATCTCTCGTTTAATGAGTGTTCTTTCTTCGTAATATGCCTCAATAATTTTAGGCAAAATACCTTGATTTTCTCTGCTGTAAATAGAACCGTTCGCTGCAACGGCATACTGAGACTCTACTGGTTTTTGTAAGTTCATGTAATACCCAACGCCATGAGGTTCATTCTGACCTTTAAGAGTTTCTGGAGACATATTCCATTGCACAATAATATTTGGGTACAGTGAGTTCAAATCAAAAGACACAACCCAGTCATGCTTTCCGGTTTTTGGGTCTTTAACATAGCCACCAGGATAATCTGGTTTTTCTGTGTGTTGATTTGGTGGTAGAGCAACGTGTTTCTTGTTTAGTTCTCGGTAGATGATTGAATCCCATATGGCAGTGGTGCCAAAGGTTGTTTCTAGATTGACACCAGCACGGTATGCCATAGTAAGAGCCAGCTGAATCAGACCCATTTTTTCTTCAAGTCTGTCTATGATCTGAACGTCTTTGATATTATAATCAATAAATTTTTGGTGATTTTCTTGATACAAAGTGTATAGGTTACCATATTCCTCATATGATAATTTCTGATCACCAAGCACAACATACGCAACGTGGTCCAGTTTATATGATTCAAGCGTGCCATATGAATAACCAAATTTTTGGAATAGTTCCATGTAATCTGCTTGTTGGATACCAACAATTTCAAATGCTTGTTCCGATTTACCGTGGTTACGGAACACAGACCTTTCGTTGACTAGGTTCCAAGGTGATAGCCGTTTTGCTGCCTCTTCGGACCCAATACGTTTAATTCTGTTAATTAGGTAAGGAATATCAAAAAATTTAATATTCCAACCAGTTAAAATGTCTGGTCGGTTATCACACCAATATTTATGAAAAGATGCAAGCAGATGTTCTTCTGATCTGCATTTGTGATATTGGATTAGATCACCACGCATATCCAATTCTGATTTACTGTAATCATATTCATCTAGACCCCATACATGATAAACACTACTCTTAGAAGATTTAAGAGTAATGGATATGATAGGATATTTTGCTTCGCCGGGTTGTGGGAAACCTTCGTCGGATTGCACCTCAATGTCGAAGTTTACGATGTTGATATGTTTAGGATTCCATTTGATTTCATTTGGAAATTTTTGAGTGATATATTGAATGATGTAGTTAGTCTGACCATAGACCTTAAATTGATCAATATCTTTGTATTGATCAAGAAATTCTTTGGCGTCACTCATCTTGGCAAACTCTACTGGTTTGACAGAAGTTCCATTCAAGGAAATCCAATCAGACTTGGAGCCATTTGAGTTGATATATAGTGTTGGTTTGAATGGTACTTTTGTTTCTATACGGTTACCGCTATCATTGTAGCCACAATATAGAATAGAGTTACCGTACCGATTGACCGATGTGTAAAAAGACAAAATATTCTCCTGTAATCAATGAGTTCATTATATAACAAATAAAGTTGAATGTAAACCTAATAGTAATCAAACTTGGGAATCATATTGCTTTTTTGCCTCTATAAATTTTGGTAAGTAATCATATGGTTTTGTTTTAAACACTTGTGGTTCGTGATGGTCTACTGTGATAAGTATTACACTCTGTTTAATAGGAATACCAGTTCTTTCATAAAATGCTGCAGCATAGAAAGCTGTTTGAATAAAGTAGTTTTGGATCCATTCTTCTTTCTTTGGTTTCCTAGATGTTTTAAAATCAATAATGGATAATTCATTATCAAACTCTGCAATACAGTCTACCTGTCCAGCACACTTTAACTTATCGCTGTAAAGAAATTCCTCTTGAAACCATACATTATTTAATCTATCATCTATAATCTTTTTTAAATCAAGAAAGGATGCAAGGTTATGAGGCATCACGCCTTTTTTCCATTCTGGTTCATTGTTTAGATAATCTTCAGCTAGTTTGTGTACTGCTGTACCACGGGCAGCGGCAAAAGAAGAAATTTTATTTGCTTCCTCTTCACCTACTTTTTTACGCCATTCCATAATGCCTTGTTTACTCAAGACACCAAGCACTGTTGTAATGGATGGGTAAGCATTGCCTTCTGGTGTAAAATATCTACGACCAGACTCAGTGGTTTTTCGAGTAATTTTTGGTAATTCAATACCATGATCTACATGGGTAATCATAATTTATTCAAGTCCTGTTTTATATAATCAAAGGGGCTGGAAAACCAGCCCCTCTAGTGTATACTTTTTAACACTTTTTCAGTTTTGCAACTTCCATCATGCATCTTTTTGCTAGGTCATATTGACCTTGCTGTGCAAAATAAGCAGCTGCTCTACTATGTCCAATAATTTCTGTCCAAATTAAAAAACTTTTCCAAAAACCACTAAGCGGATTTGCGACATAATTTGTTGTCATTTCAATCATTAGACAATCCTTTATAAGAAACGTACCAAACATCACCTCGTGAAAGGCCAATATCACCCAATTCCTTATCAGTTAATTTTGATAATTCTTTGAATGTTTCTCGTGATAGTCTATTTTCTTTTCTTGATTTGTCAATCGATTTAAAAAATTCAAAGATGGTCTCAACCACCCTCGTTAAGTAGCTGTGCGCTACTAGTACTGCCTGTGTCATTTGTTTTCCCCGTTTGGCCAATATGGATTTTACGAGAACGCATTTCTTCTGGAATAACATACTGCAATTTAATTGCCAGGATGCCATCTTGAATATCTGCTCCATTAACATTTACGTGTTCGGACAGCCTAAAAGTGCGTTTAAACTTCTTTGTGGAAATACCACGATGAATAAACTCTCTACCTTTAGATTTATGTTCACCTGTTACGGTTAGTGTACGGTCTTTAACCTCAACACTAATCTCATCCTTTGAGAACCCAGCAATAGCCAGTTCGATCAAATAATCTTGATCACTTGACTTAATAATATTGTGAGGTGGATAGTGGTCATTTGCATGCTGAGCCGTAAATTCTAGCTCTTTAAGCAAGTGGTCAAATCCCACAAAAGATGCACGGGGAAATAATGTGTGTAAGCCTGTCATGTTTATCTCCTTTA